GGAGATCGCCAATCTCCATGGCGGCTCCGTTTGGGTGGAGGAAAGCTCGGACAAGGGCACGACCATCGCGGTGGAACTGCCGGCAGGGGCGGAAACCGAGCCCTCCGGTGCGGATATATCATCATGATCCTTGGCTGTTGCATGGCGGCCACGGGAATGACTCTGCCGTGCCGCGCTTCTTATGGTATATTCACCTTGTATCATAAAGCTGAAAACGGTAGCATTCCATTGATAAACATATTCCCCAATAACCCTATTGTAATGTTTTAGAACGCCTCAGAAATATAGAAAAAGCGCCGTCTCGGAATCACTTCCAAGACGGCGCTTTTCTGTTGTGGATCAGAGCGAACATTTCACGGCGAAACCGCCGCTGAAGAAATAGGTGTTCGTCCAATACCTGTTTGGTGGAGCTGAGGGGAGTCGAACCCTGCCTAATTTCCTTTAAAACTATTGGTATTAAACACTTCTGTGTCGTTCGTGTGCATTTTCGTGTGCATTTTAAATACAACACCGCCGAAGCGGGGCGCCTGATCCCCACCTCGGCGGTGTTGCTGCACCTTGCGGCGCTGCTATGTCAATATTCTACCGCACGGCCCGTTTTCCGTCAAGTTTTTTCGCTGTTAAGATTACTTGGCCAGCAGCGCACCCCACGTGTCGGGGCCGCAGATGCCGTCCGCCGTCAGGCCGTTTGCACGCTGACAAGCCTTAATGGCCGCCACGGTCGCCGCGCCGCAGATACCGTCCGCGCCGTAGCTGCCGCACTTATAGCCCTGCGCGATGAGCGCACCCTGCATGCTGCGCACCGCGTTGCCACGGTCGCCGTTGCCGATCATCTGAGTTGCTACCATGATAATATCCTCCTCGGTATTAGTGTTGTTGTTGTCCGTCGCACAAATCGCATCGAACGGGAAATACTGGCCGGGGCAGCTCGTCCCCGCCACTGCAACGTCGCGGTGGCCAACCACACGATCCACGCCCAGCTTAGCCTTGAGATACTGCACCAGCTCACGCCCGGCCTGCAGCTGCGCGGCGGGCATCTCCGTCTCAGCCTGGTAATCGCCCTCGAAGCACACGCCGACAGAGCGCCAGTTGCAGCTTTCGGCGTGCGCGCCGACTGCCCAGAGCGGACGGCCACGCGTGACGCTGCCGTCCTTGCCGACAAAAAAGTGGTAGCCGATGCCAGCCCACCCCCGGTTAAGATGCCAGTTATGTACATCCGCCGCCGTACAAGATTTGGCCGCAGCGTGGTGCAGGATGATCAGGTTCGTGACCTGACGGGCAGACAGTTCGTGCGCCCAGTTGTAGTCCTTCTCGATGATGTTCATCAGGTTTCCTCCTTCGGTTCGACCTTGTCCTCCACACTCACCTTCAGCCGCTTAATCAGACTCTGCAGAAATCCCGGCACCGGCGCGCCCAGCGCGGCCACATTCTCCAAAATCGAGATCAGCTCGTTAATCACCAGCCAGATCACCACAATAGACGCGATCAGGAAATCCAGCCGCCAGTCCAGTCCCATCTGATCCGCACCATACCGCACCAGCCAGTCCAGCACGCAGGCCACCGCGACGATCACCAGATAGCCGACCTTTTTCAGGATGCCGCCGATGCCGACGCGGCTGCTCAGCTCTCCGGCCTGCCACGCCTTGGCCATGCCGGTGATGTAGTCCAGCACCATCACCGCGACAAGGATGATCGCCGGGACGATGAGCTGCGTGCCGTAGGATGCCAGCGCCCCCAGCGCTGCCGCAAGCACGGCCTTGATTGCGTTTTCTTTCATGTTTTACTCCTCTCTGCGCATTGCGCATGTAAATTAAGCCCGTCAGGGCGGGGCTAGTGGGTTATACCTCCGTTGCAGAGATTGCGCCTGTATCGTCCACTGAAATCTTGAACTTCTTATTAGAGCCCTCGGTAGAAGAACTGATGATTACATCGTTCCTCGATACATGGTCTCTCCCTCCCTTCATCCTCCACAGTATAACAGCCCGGCCCGTGGGTTTTCTCCCCACTGGCCGGGCTGCTTCTCCATATTCACAAGCGCTTGGTAATTTCGTCCTTCTGCGCGGCGCGGGCGTTTTCCCGCGCCACGATCCCCTCAAACGCCACCCGCAGTCCCTTGTCCACCGCGATGGCGTCCAGCTTCGTGAGCGCCATGTAGTCCCGCCGGCGCTCCCCCGTCTCCTTCCGCCGCTGGCGCAGCCGCCGGAGCCGGGCGTCCGTGCTGCAGCTGGCCTCCCGATCGAGCATCGCGTAGAGCCTCCCCCGCCCCGCCGGTTCCGTCAGCCCCGTCGCGCGGCAGTACCCCGCGATGGCCGCCTTCATGTCCTCCACCCATGTGTCCCCGCTGGGGCGGGCGATGGCCGTCAGCGCCGTTTCCACCCGCTGCTCGATGCGGGCAATGCGCTTCTCCTGCTCCACCAGCAGCTGGGCCTGTGCCGCCAGGTTCTCCGCCACGGTCATGGGGCGGTTTTCGTACCGGCCCGTTTTGCGGATGCTGGGGAGAACTTCTTCCGTCACCCAATCGGTGAAGCGTTCCGCCTCCGGCTTGCGGCTCTGGAACAATGCTCGATATAGATTGCTTTCATCAACGAACAGCATATCCTTTGGCCTTCCCAGTTTATCGGTATGGTGGATAGTAACCACCCTATCTTTTTTAAGTCTTTCTCGTACATCCTGTGACACTATACCCAGCGGCCTGCATATATCCGCCAGGCAGAACCAGGTTTCCCCGTTGTGCTCAGCCGTCCGCAGCTCCCCGAACTCCGGGTTCTGAAACACCGTCAGATCGTTCATGCCGCCACCCCCTTACACAAGGTACAGCGCGGCCACATACAGGATCCGCAGCTGCTCCTCGCTGGCCAGCGCCAGCAGTCTCTCAATCTGCTCCAACAGTGTGATTCGATTTTCCATAATAAACCTCCAAAATAGTTCTTGTCTGGAGGCTTCCTTCGTGGTAGAATAGATTTACCGTGAGGGAAACCTCTGGTGCAATAACAGAGACGCTCAACTTTCCACGGGAGGGCGTTTCTGTTATTTTTTTAGCCCGTCATAGACTTCCTTGATTCCCCGCCGAATCACTTCCGACTTTGTGATTCCCAGCGCTTCTGCGCAGAACTCAAGTCGCCTTGTATCCACTTCGGATAACCGGATTCTTGTATTCAGGGTTTTCGGGTCGTCCGTCGGCCGTCCTTTAGGAGACACATGTTCACCTCCATTTCCGTATCCATATTTATAATATATTACGTGGATACGTTTGTCAACCCCTAATTTACAAAATTCGGAGGGGCATTACTACAGACCCCCTCCTGTCTTGACTTCCGCCAGAAGGATTGGTAGAATAGTTTTACAAATCCTTCTGGGTTTGTGCTTTGAACACTCGCCACTGCTTGTCCGGCTCGGCGGGTGTTCTTTTTTTATTTGCCGAGTTCTTCATCCAGTTTTTTTCTAAACCACTCCGTTCGCCCTTCTCCCCGTTCGGCGAGTTTACGATCCAGAGCTTCAGCCTTTTCCTTATCCACCATAAAGACCAGCTGCTTCTTTTCCTTTCGGAGTTTTCTGAAATACTCGGCCCGGCTTTTTTCGGTCACATGTTCACCTCCCGTTGCTAACAACATTATACGCGTTGTTAGCAACAATGTCAACCCCAAATCCAAAAATTTCTTGTCTGGAGGTCTCCTTCGTGGTAGAATAGATTTGCCGTGAGGGAAACCTCTAAAAATCCGCGTAGCGGCAGCTCGAAGGGAGATGCATTATATGTCGCAGAGGGCAAGCCTGCAATTTGATTACGATGCCAAATACGACGTTCTGTATGTCGCCCTTGGAGATAGAGACAATTCCTATGGTGACGACAGCGAAGCCGGTATTATCTACTTGAGGGACATCGACACGGACGAACTGACGGGTGTAACCGTTTTAGACTTCATGAAGCGCTACCGGTCAAATACCCTGCCCCCTCTTCCGTTCTCTGTCGGAACGCTCCTTCAAAAGATAAAGTCCTGAATACCCACAACAGCCCCGGAGGTTATCCCTCCGGGGCTGTCATTTCATGTCTCGCAGAGTTCTCGCCGCCGCAGCGGCGCGAATAAAGTCAAATCGTTTTTTGCGGCGGCGTGTACGTCGCAAAAAACACCTCGCGCGGAGAGAGTGTGTTTCCGTGCGTTGAACGCACGGAAACGCGCGGTTCGGAGCGAATCTTACTCATCAAAGGCCGTGGCCTTTGATGAAGTTTTACTCCCACGGCGTCCCCTTGTCGCTCCATGTCGCGTTTTTCAGCGCCTGCCACAGCGCCTTCTGCTGCGCTGCCGAGAGCCCCAGCGACTGGATGTACTCCACGTACTGCCGCTTGACCGAGCCGGAGACGCTGTTGCCGTCCTCGTCCTTCTCGCTCACGATGGCCGCCGTGTACTGCGCCGCCTTGTAATACGCCGCGACGCCCACGCCCGCCTGCCGGCAGTAGTCGTAGTACTTGTTCGCCCGCGCTTCGCTGATGTCGTCGTACTGCGGATATTCGATGCAGAAATCCCAGTACCGCACCTTGCTCTCGGCCTCGTCCTGCGTCTCGCCGCCGTACTTCTGGCGCAGGCGCACCGCCTCGCTCTTCTGGATCCGTCCCGTCTCATAGGCGCTGCGCATCTCGCCGTACTCGAACCCGACCTCCTTCGCAAACTCCGAGCCGTTTTTCCAGCTCGTGACCAGCTGCGCGGCCTTCTCCGCGTCCGATCCGAGGAAGTCCACGAGCTTCTGCCGCGCTTCCGTCTCCGTCAGCTCGCCCGCGAGATACGAATCCTTCACGGCCTTGCGCATCTCGCTGTAGACGGCGCTCTCCGCTTCGCGCTTGCTCTTGCCGTCTGCGAGCATGTACTGCTCCAGCGCCGCGTATGCATCCTGCCATGCGTCCTTGTCTCCGTTCCACATGGCCGTTCCGGCCTTCTGGATGAGCCGCTGCTTCTCGTTGTCGTAGGTCTTCTGTTTCAGCCCCGGCGCCCACCGGCCCACCGTGTTGTTCCAGAGCGCCTGCGCCTCGCGCATCGTCGCCGACACCGGCAGGCCGCTCAGCTGCGACAGCGCCTGCGCCGTCTTATAGACCTTGCCGTAGATCGTCATTTTCCCGTAGTACGTCGTGTCCGTCGCCTCGTCGATCGTGCCGTTTGCGAGCTGGACCGTCTCCTTCCAGATGGCGATGGCCTTGTTCAGGTTGCTGAACGCCGCCATGTCCGTCCGGTTCGTGTCGTATCCCTCGAAAATCGAGAAGATGTCCCGCAGGTACGGCAGCTTATTGAGCGGGTTCAGGTCGCTTCCGAGGTTGTCGCGGAAGGCGTTGAGCAGCTTCTGCGTGTCCTTGTCGTCGCCCGGATCGCGCCATGCGTCCGCCAGCGCTTCCACCATCGCCGACGCCACCGCCGACAGGATGTACGCCTGCCACGCCCGCCCCGCCGTCTTCCAGTTGCGCTTCACGGCCATCTTCGCGCCGTACTTCTTCGTGTCCTCCCAGATCTTCTCCGATGCCGTCATGATAAGGTTGTAGGAGACGGTCGGCTCCGACATGAAGCTCGTGAAAATCGCCGCAAACGTCGACCCCGAGCGCATCATGTGGCTGCGCGTCATCGTGCTGTCGATCACCTGCGTCCGGTAGATCACCTCGCGGAACCGCTTCGCCGTCGCGTCCAGCAGCTGCTCGCCCGAGAGGTGCTGCTTGTCCGCGACCTCCAGCTTGCACGCGCGCCAGAGCCGCGCCCATGTGATGCTGTCGCCCTTCTCTGCGAGTACCATCGTCTTGTCCACCAGCGATTCCACCGCGCTGCCCTTGCCCTTGATCTGGTCGCGGATGCTCCGGCCGACGTCCGTGTCGAACATGCCCATGCTCTTCCACAGGCCGATGCCGCTGCGCGCCAGCATCTCCGCCGTCGCTTCCTTCGTGCTCGTCCGCTCGCCGAAGGCCCGCGTCAGATACTTCGCGTCCAGCACCGCCGACGCGCGCACATACGCCGTCGGCTGCAGCAGCGCCACGCGCAGGTTGGCCGCGACCGCTGCCCGCTTATAGTTGGAGATCATCTTCTTCGCGAAACCCTCGCCCCGCGCGCCGTTTTCCTTCACGCCGTTCAGGTCCTTCAGGAACTGGATCACGAACCGGTTTGCGTCCCGCCCGTAAACCTGCGTCAGCGTCCGCTGCACCGTCCATGTGCTCACCTGCCCCGCCTCGTTCTTGTGGCCTTCCCTGTAGTTGTACCACTTCTGCGCGTCGAGGATCGGCAGCACCATCGCGTTGTACTTGGCCATGTCCGCCATGTGGTCGGCGTACACGTCGAAGATGCTGTAGAGCATCACCGCGTTGTTCGCGTTCTGCGTCAGCGGCTTCGTCGCCGAGATGTTCTGCAGCCGGTAAAGGCTTCCCTCCGACGCGTCGTCCGCGCGGGCGGGCCGGTCCTCGCGGTCGGTCGTCAGCGGGAAATAGTTCTCCTCCGTGAACGCCCGGTAGCCCCAGCGCGCCATCGTGATCTCGTTGCCCCACGTCGCGCCCTGCTCCGTCATGTACTTCTGCATCTTCTGCGCGATCTCGCGCTGCTCGTCCGTCAGCAGACCCAGCAGCTGCCCCAGCCGCTCGTCCGTCAGGTGATAGTGCGTGTCCTGCTTCTCGGTCTTTTTCAGCACCTTGTCTTTGATGTTCGCCGTCAGCTCGATATCCGCCGGCCGGATGCCGCCGCCGAGCAGATGCCCCAGCGCCTGCCGGCGCCGCGAGAGGCAGTAAAGGCTCATCAGCTGCGCCGTCGTCAGCTTCGCCTTGACGGTGTTGTCGTCCTGGTCGGTCAGCTCGACCTCGTGTACCTCCGTGTCCCACTTGCGCGCCGTCTTGTCGTCGATCAGCTCCTTGCGGAATTTGAGGATCTTCTGCGTGTTGAACGCCAGCTTGTCCCAGCCGTCCTGCAGCTCCGCGAAGATGGACTGTCCGCCCTCGCCCAGCCGCTGGAACGCGTACCACGGCAGCGTGTTGTCCCACCGCACGAAGCTCTCGACCTTCGGCAGGAGCGACTGGTGCTGCCCCTTCTCGCGCAGCGTAAAAATCGTGTCCTGCGCCGCCTGATCGACGTGCCGGAACTGCCCGTTTGCGAACAGCTCGTTCATCTTCGTCACCGCGCTGGAGAGCGTCGAGAGCATCACCCGCAGCTTCCGCAGATCGGCGAGATTCATCCGCATGACCGCGCGCTCGCCCGGCTGGTGCGTCTCCATGATCGTCTGTACCCGCTCGATCTGCTCCGTCAGCGCCTCGCGGAAGCCCTTCGGCAGATCCAGCGTCCCTGTGATCAGGTCGCCGCCCTCGCCCGTCTCGTCGAAGCGTTCCTGCGCCGCGAGTACCGTCTCAATCTGCAGCATGGAGCGGATGTACGCCAGATCCGCCTTCGTCGCCGCCCCGGACGAGAGCTTGGTTCTCGACGAGAAGTCCAGCGACTGCAGCAGCTCCCCGATCGGCTTTTTCAGCGCCTCCGGGATGTGCTTCTTGTCCGTGTTCTCCTCGAGATACGTCGTCAACCGCTTCGCCAGCTTCTCGATCTGCCGCCGCTCCACGCGGATGTCGTCGCGCTCCTCGCGGCCTTTGCGGTACTGCTGCAGCCGCTCCTCGCCGCGCTTGCGCTCCTCGCTCAGCTGCCGCTCGAATTCCGCCGTGTAGCGGCTCTTCTCCTCCGCGGCGCCGCGCAGCCGCTCGGCGATGTAGTCGCGCTCCCGCGTCACCACGTCGCGCAGCGGCTTGAGCTTCTCCAGCCGCAGCAGCCGCTCGTCCTGCTGGCTGATCAGCGCGGCGTACTTCTGCGCCGAGACCTCCGCCCGCCGGATCTTGTCCGGCTCGAGCACGGCCTTTCCGCTGCGGTGGTCGGCGAGCTTCTGCTCGCGCTTAGCCAGCTCTCTCTCATAAAAGGCCATCTTTGCGGCCTTCTCCCGGTAGTCCGCGAGAATGGACCTCTCCCGCTCGTTCTGCGCCACGCGCTCCAGCGCGTTCGCCAGAATCTGCCGGTCGCTCACGCTCTGCTCCCTCGGCTGGTATTTCAGCCCTTCCTCAGCTGCTCGATAATCGCTTTCCACTCCGGGTTCACCCAGCGATCCGGATCGTGTTCCCTCTCGTAGTCCGGACAATCCGGCGTCCCCGTCTCGTCCGGCAGACCTTCCACTTTCCGTCTGTACTCCTCCGGGATTCCGTCCGGATACTTGTCGCAATCCGTCAGTTCTCTGTTCGCTTTCTCGCACGTCGCGCACACCAACTGATGCAGAATCGGCGGCCGTTCCTGTTCCATTTTTTACAACCTCCCGTGCTGTAATTCTCACTTTGTGCGGGCTGATAAGCTCCATAGAATCGGCGATCAGCTCGGTCGTCCTCGACAGCAGCACCTCGTTCTCTGTATCCCGACCGAAACCGTTCAGGCTGCGTCCCGTCTCAGACTGGATCACCATGTCGACCGTATACTCGCCGTTCGTCCGATCCTCGTTGCGCACCGTGCTGGCCGACAGATAACTGCTCATCGGTACAGCTCTGCCCTTTGCGAACTGCGACAGGAACTCCGCCATTGCCTCGTACCCGCCGAAAGAGTCGAAGTCGTAGTGGCGGTACACCGTTCCTTTGTAGACCGGCAGCTTCTCCAGCGCCGTGTCCAGATGGTCGCGCAGCGACCTCTGCAGCTCTGTCAGCTTCCCGCCGGTCGCGAGCTTCCCGTTCAGCGCGTAGCTGTCGCCCGACTTATAACTGACGATAGCATGTTCCTCGTCCTCCGTCAACCCATAATCCCGCGCGGAATACCGGATGTCCGGATCCTCCGTCGGGTTCTGGTTCGTGACGTTCTTCACCTGATTCGCGTCCAGCGCAATGTAGGCATCCGTGCTGCGCCCCCAGCTGCCACGGTCACTCTCCAGAATCACGCCGTCATAGCCGTTTTTGCGCAGCGCGTCGGTAATGGCCTCTTTCGCACGCAGCGCAAGCTCGTCTTTCTTCTGCGTCCATTCCTTTACCACGTTGTCCTCTGCGTCGAATGCGGCATCAAAACCTTCCGCGTCATAGGCCGCTCGGCTCGGTGCATCCGGGTTTTCCTTGCGCCACTGCAAAAGGAAGTTTTTGAAAGCGGCCTTCGCTTCTGCGAACTTCGCGCCATACTCCTTGTCGATCTTCCCCGACTGGTCTTTCAGCTCCGCGTATGTTCCGGACAGCTCGCGAAGCCGTGCGACCAGCTCCGCGCGATCACGCACGCGCAGCGGGTTGCGGATGTTCGCGTAAAGCTCCATCTGGTTCTTTCCGCGAACGCCGATGTCCCGCGCCGTCCGTTTCAGGAAGATGCCGAACGGCGTTTCATCGTCGCCGGTTCCCGCGCCCTTGTGCCGGGTATCGAACACTGTGAACGCGCCCTCCGTCTGGTGATACATGACCAGCAGATTCCCGTCCGCATCCCGCACCTGACTGTCACGGAAGTATTCCTGCTGCGCCGCCGTCAGCTCGCGCCCCGCGCTGTCCCGCAGGGAGAACTTTTCCCTTACGCCGGACGACTTGCCCTTGCCATCTCCAGCAGGCTTTCCGGTGTTGCGTCCCTGTGATCTACCATGTAGCCCAGCATTTCTTCCTGCTGGCTTTCCGTCTCCAGCCTGAGCATAATTTCTACGATAGTTCCCGTTTTTGCTCCGAAGATTTTCAGCCCATGAATCAAATCCTTCTGCGTTTCCGTCACTTCTTCCAACCTCCTCAATAACATCCTGCATAAGGGATGCCGCATATCTGGCCTGCTTCCCGCCAACCGCATACAGCGGCGTGGCCTCCGTGCCGTCGCCGATGCCGTACAAAGCGAACACCTGTACGCCTTTTTCATCAGCATACAGCCATTTCGTCGATTCGTCAAGATACTGTCCGGAACTTTCGATTTCTTCCTCCAGCCGCCGGTTCAGAAGACTCCATTCCGACCGATTGAGATCCGGCCGCCAGTATTTTCCACGCACGGAAAGCTGTTCTTTTCCGGAATTTTCCGCTTGACTTCCGCCCTTCCCCCGCGTATACTGTGCTTGAGAAGGTTTTGGCTCGAATACGTCCGAATGCGCTTGCGCAGAGAAGGATGGTGAGCTGATTACCTTCTTTTTTTCAACATCAATCATATCATAGAGATAGGATTTCCCGTCTGCGTCATTGCGAATCAGGAGCGTTCCGCTGTAGACCGTATAATGGTCTACAGCTTTTTTTGCGTTCAGAACCGGGACGGCGAACTGCGTCTCGTAGCGATACCATCCGTTCTGTGCGTCTCTTCGATGTTTGTCCTTGACGTTTTCGCGCCATTCGCCGTTCTCTGCCAGCAGAAGCATCTCATCGAGGTTTGTTGCCGCCTGCATTTTTACCTCACGCAGCGCACGATTCATTCCGAGTGTATACTCAGATCCCTTGTATTCGCTCGGAAGATCTTTCCCGATATACACCGGCAGCGCGTCCGTCAGAATGGTGGAAAACGGCTTTGCCGTGTTTACCAGCGTTTTCAGATACGTTTCCGCCGCCTTGTAGTCTCGCGTATCGTTCTGCGTGTCGAGTACCACCGTCGTTTTTCCGTCCAGCTGGCGGATCTGATATTGCGTTTTGCCGCTGTCCTCCGCTTCCGCCTTGCTCCTCTGCAAATTTCGCGACGCGCCGACGAGCGCGTCGTCCCAGCGCTTCTGCAGCTCCTCGAGGTGCTTTTCGAGCGCTTTTGCCTCCGCGTGCTCCGCACCCACGCCGTCGAACGCCTTTCTGATGTTCTCGAGCCACTTGCGCAGCCACGACCGGATTTTCTGGAACAGCCCCCGGTTCTCCTCGGCCAGCCGCTGCACCGCCGCCGTGTCGCGCAGCAGCATCTCGCTGCCGTCCGCGACCACCTCGTCCACGGCCTCGTCATAGCTCAGGTCGTTCTGCAGCGCCTGCTTGTGCTCCACCAGCGCGTCGAAGTCCATGCCCTGCTCCTCGGTGAGCAGCCCCACCACATAATCGCGGTATTCTGCGTAAGCCGCCGGGTTGTAGTCCTGAATAAAGTGCGTCAGCTCGTGCGCCGCCGTCCGTACCACGGCCACCTCGCTCAGATCCCTCACGCGGTTTCTCCCCGCGTTGATGTCGAGATAGAGCGTGCCGTCCTTGTAGGCGCCGTTCTGCCCCTCGTACTCGCCGCGCGCGTTCGCCCGGCTCTGATAGAGCACGATGTCAACGCCCGTCGCCTGCGCGACCTGCCCCAGCACCTTGAGGTTCGCCCGCTGCCGCTCCGTCAGCGACGCTTTGCTCACCCCGTCATACCGCTTGCCGCCGATAACGGCCCCTGTGAGCTTCACAGTGCCCTTCTTTGCCTTGGGGGTATCGTTTCCCCTTGCCGCGCGCTTCTCGCGCGCCTGTGCCTGTTTCTGGTCGTAGGCGGCCTTTCCCGCTTCATACGCAATGTCCCGCTGCTCCGCCGTCAGATACTTCACCGCGTCCGACTGCATCGCGTAGGCGCGCGGGATGTTGCTCTCGCCGTAGGTGTAGGCGTTCTTCCACTGCCGTGCATACGTCTCCACGTCCTGCCCGTCGCGGATCGCCGCGAACATCTGCGGCCCCGCCTCGCCCACGTCCGCCGCCAGCTCCATGAGCCGCTCCTGCCGCGCCGTAGTGGCCGCCTTCGCCGCCGGGATCGTCTCCACCTTGCCGTCCGTACCCCGGACAATCACGTCGAGCTTGCCGTTCTCCTTGTTGTAGGCCGTGCCCGTCACCGTCCGGTTGTCC